TTCTTCACCCAAGCAGTCCTTTTCAATCTCTCGTGCAATATCGTGTGTCATCGTCTTTCTCCCGGTTTGCCGGTTAACACGGCGTTATACGGCGCACTTATGCGCCACCCTTTCCTCTTTGCAGTTGTGGTGCTGATAGTCGTTATATGCATAGTGCTTTTGTCCAGACCACCCGCACTTAGTGCAGTGGTTTTGTATCCAACTACACTCTGCATGCCCGCCACGTTCGAGTTTGAATTGGCTAGTAATGTTTATCGTGCTGCTCATACCTAGTCTCCGTTCAATGCGCCGCATAACACGGCATTCAATCGGAGCCGCTAACGCGGCCCGCTTAATTTGGCGTTAGGCGCTCTGGTAATGTTGATGCAGGGCACACTCGTACCAGCCCTCCCATGCGTGCTGAACATAGGGGTGCGTGTACTCCCCGCCCATTGGTGTCCTGTCAAGCTTGCAGTTAGAGAATGCCCTCTCAAACTCATGTTGTGAGTACTCCGCAAAATTTTCATCAAACTCGTCACGTTGTTGCTGGGTAATCATCTTCGTTCACCTCGCGCCTAATCAGGCGCTCAATCGGGACGGCTACCGCCGCCCATTAGCTAAGCGTTATGGCGCTACTTGCCCAAGCTCAACAGAGTAGGCCGCGTACTTGTTCACCTTCTTCTTTTTGTTGTGAATATGTACTCCGTCGATATGGAATCCGAAATTGAATTCATCGTTCAGCATATCCACTATTGCAAAGAGATCGTTCAATTCCTGGTGGGTTCGCTGCGCGTTAGTAAATGGCTGTCCTGGCATCTTCTCATCAACGCCAAATTGCTGTGTCTTTAATGCTATTTGCCCCACCTCTGTTGCCTCCTCTGCCAACTTGGTGAGTAGGTATTGCAGTCTGTTCATCTCATCACCTCGCGCCATAACAAGGCGCTTCAAATGGACCGCTCGCAAGCTCGCGGCCCTTGAGCTAGTTCGTTATTTATCTTTGGCGATACGCCCTGCGCCCGCCGTGACATTCGGGCATTCCTGCAAGACGCATCCCAAAAAGAGCCCTGGCTAGGAGATACCAGGGCAAAGGTTGGGGAACTATTCGAACAGATCGCCATCCTCTTCCGGAAGGGCGTCGAACTCGTTATTGGGGTCTAGCGGGGCACCACCACCAAAGGCTTCGCCATCCTTTACAAACTGAACGCCGCGCAACTGCACATTGAGCTTTTTGCCGTACTGATTGTCTTGCGCCCACACTTCTACTGTGGCGTTGACATAACAGCCACCGTACGGTTTTCCGGAACTCTGATTCAACGGTGTGCCATCGCGGTTTACGACCAAGGGCAGTCCCTTGTCTTCGCGCCGAGTGGCGTTGACACTGTACATGCCCTGGAAACCGTCATAGACATTGCCCTCACCATCCGTCAGAGCACGATGTTTATAGCCAATATCGCCCTTCTCACGGATATTCTTGAGAATATTGGGCGCCTTGGCCGCCCATTTGGCTTTAGCGGCCTCATCGATAGCGACTTCCAAAGCTTCGTGGTTAGCACTGCCTGGTTCAATTGGAAACGCCGCTGAGTAATATTTAGTCTCGCTATTACCGATGGCTTCCGGCTTGAACAAAGTCGGAAATGCCAGCCGTACATTCTGCAGTTTTACAATAGCCATCTATTACTCCTCATCTTTGATAGGTTCGAAATCGTTGACCGGATTGAGCGCGGGACGCTTGTCGGATTCCGGTACCAATACGGGTTTACCATCGTTGCGTTGAACCAAATTCGCAAGCTTATTCCAACGTCGCGGATTGTTCTTCAACAGTTTTTCTGCTTGAGTTGGTGACACCAATTTGAAGGAATACATTTTCTCCTTCTTGTAACGCATGGATTTGAGCATCTCTTCCGCCTGGGCCTCATTGCTGCCCCAGCTGCGGTTGCCTTTGCGCCCTTCCACCAGCTTGTGGCCCGGCAGCTCACCGCGCGCGGCCTTCTCATAGGCGGCCGCTTGCACCGCGGTACACCATTGCTCGATGAGACCGACCTTGGCGTATGCGGATACGATATCGTCCACCGGTGGGAGTTCTTTCTGATCCAGATCATCGAAATCCGTACCGGTGGCTTGGGCTACTTCTTCGCGCAGGGCGGGGCACTTGGCTTTGGCCTTGCACCAGCGGCATTGCTTTTCGCCTGGAGTAGTCCCTGGATAATGCCCAATACCATCCGGAGATAATACTGTCCCGTCTGATTCAACTTCTCGTGTCAAATCTGATGCGAAGCGAACTTCTTCTGCAAATGACAATAACTCATCCACCGTGCAATCCCACTCGCTGAGATGGCCAAGACGAGGTTGGTGAACCACCATACGTACCCGTTCGAAATCAGCTAGGGCACCGTATTGCTCGAGCGCAGCAAGCGCGTAGATCATGAGCTGTTCATTTTGCTCAGCATCTACCTGCTCGCCGCGTCCGTATTTGAGGTCGTGTACCTGCAGTTCATCATCCAGAAGCACGACCACGTCGGAAGTGCCGTAGGCATCCGCTTCTCCGGTAAGATGCGCAATAGATAGTCGTTGCTCCGGTAAAATCTCACCATCGCCAGCGAAAGCATAAACCTGGTCGAGATATTGCTGAACGAAACCCGCCATGTCTTCATCGACAATGATGCTGTAAGTTACATCACATTCGGCAGGTAAATCGGCTTCCCAGCAAACACCGGAGATTTCTTCATCCTCATTGGACCAAATGCAGATCCGCTGGTTCAGCGATTCAATTGCCGGGACTTTGAATGCAAGACATTCTTCGCCCAGGAAATGGGCGCAAGTACCTTCATCGGCAAACTTACTGCCCCTGTCCGGTATGTCTTCTTCCAAAGCCACGCTGCCGGGGCATCGCATCCAGCGATGGGCAGAACTGGGGCTCAATTTCGCATGTTGGGCCATATTCACCCCTCCAGCTTAGCTTTGATTGCCTCGCCAATTTCGGCGTATTTGTCCGCAGGCAATTCGGAGAATTTGGCCGCACTGTAGGAGGCAAGAAGGTCTTCCATAGCTACACGGCCATCCTTATTGACCAGGGCAACGAGTGATTTTTTGAGAGAGATCTCATCCCACGCGGGCTTGGCCTCCTGCTTGGCCTCTTGCTTGGCCTCTTGCTTGGCTTCAGGCTTGGCTTCAGGCTTGGCTTCAGGCTTGGCTTCAGGCTTGGCTTCAGGCTTGGCTTCAGGCTTGGCTTCAGGCTTGGACTCGACCGAATTGCCCGGTGCTAAACTGGCGATGAGCTTATCCAGAGTGGAGTTCAACAGTTTCATCTGTGAACTCAGATTTTCCATTTGTTGTTCAAGTGACATCATTTTCTCCTTCGATTAGTGGCGTAAGATGTTGATTTTTAATTTACGACTTTGCACGATCCGTATAATCCAGTGTTATAAACCTACTTGGGTATGTGTACGCCAGTGATCGTGTTGTTGAAATTCTTCATCAACAGATCTCGAAGATCATGCGCCGGTTTTGTCTCAGGAGTCGGTGATTCCATGTGGTTTCCGGTTCCCTTGTTCAGCGCATTAATGATCGACAGTGCCTCTCTTGCATCAATCGTAATTGATACTTTTTCCGTTGAAAGTCGCATTCTATTTACCTCGGTTTATAACCAGTCAATCAAGCGCGACCCTCGTACCTCGGGCCGCTTATTTCCATCGTTAGCCCGCCCTGGCGTTCCAGAGGGCATCCGCTTCGTTCAGTAGTTCGCGCATCTTTTGTGGCGAGCTCCCTGGCTCGATGCGAACAGATGGGCCGCGCGCTCCGCATGACTTACAGACAGGCGCAAACCACGAATACGTGAGGTGCGCGGTCGGTTTGGCCTCTCCGCCGCAGAATGGGCAGGCTAACAACGCCTCCGAGTCCGACCAGCCTTCTGTGACGCTGTTCTGGTTTTCGTTATCGCTCATGGTTAGTAGTCCTCTGTTCGTTTCGTGTTGCCCGGCGGCTCAAGGCGAGCGTTAGGCGCCTAAGTGGCCCATGTCCTTCACCCAGCTAACATCCTTTAACAGCACTGGCGCAAGCTGGTCGGCGTCTCTTCCTAGCGCCAGCTTTGCGTTATTTCGGCAGCGCATCCAATGCTCCGGCGTGTCGTACGCATCCAGCCAGTCAGTTAGCACCCGCTCCAGCAGAGCAATGCGGTCGCGTTTACCCTCCAGTGATACCTCGGCGCATTTAAGGGCGTGGCGAAGTTCATCCTCTTTATTTGGCATAACAAATAGCTCCAGGCGACGCAGTGCCGCGACGCGCCTTAGTTTTATTCGGCATCTGTGCGCGGCACTGCGCACCTGAGCATTGAGTTATACCTCTGAAATGCCGTCATTAATCCAGTTCTGCCTCGCAGTCTGCCAATGAAGATTCGGCCTCGGCCAATTCCTCTCCCAGTTTAGCAATTCTCTCTTCGAGGATCTCAATCGCTTCAATCGCCCCGCGCTCGGATTCGCCCCGCGCTCGGATTCGAATCGTTTGGCCAACTCCTTAGTCAGCGCATCCTCGCTATTCTCCGCTTCGCGGATAAGTTCCTTGTCGGTCATACAATGCGGTGGCATCGTTGATCTCATGTAATTTTCTCCGTGTTGATTGTGGATGATTACACTTTAGCCCTTAAATCTACCTTGTACAAGTCTCTTTTTGCTATTTTCTACACCTACGTGCCCAAAAGTTTTCTATGCCGGATTAAAAATATCAATGCCGGATTGCCTTGCCTATTGTTAGGACATGGCTTATCGTGTTACTTGTACAAGGAGACCTATTTATGTCCGAAACAGCAATCGCCGCCGCCATCGCCCAAATGCATGGCCAGGTGGCTTTACAACAGGCCCTGTGGGAACAAGAAGGGATGTCTTTAAGTCAACAGGCCATTTCCCTTTGGAAACTGCAGGGGTATGCACCGGAATACCGCCATAAGCCACTGGCCCGCATTCTTAGTAAGGGAGACGAGATTCAATACCGGAAATGGTGCGATGCCTTCATGCGGGATATCGCTATCGCCGAGCTTAATAAAAGTGTGGGGGCCTAATGGAAAAGCCCTCGACCATCGCTCCACAGCCGGAGAATATCCCATCTGAATTGCGTGAATTGCCTCAGTGGATCGTGTGGCGGCATGCGTTTATCAAATCACGTGGCGTCTGGATCAAGATGCCGATCAATCCGATCACCGAGAAAGCTGCCAGCGTATCGGATCCCAATACCTGGGCCAGCTTCGATGCTGCGGTGACTGCCTATGAGTTGCTCGGTGGGTACGATGGGATTGGCTTCGTATTTACCGAAGCAAATGGCCTCGTGGGGATAGACATCGATAAATGCGTGAATGGGACTCTCTCAGCCATCGCGCAAGAATTGCTCGATGCGGCACCGGGGTATGTCGAGAAGTCCCCAAGTGGTACAGGGCTGCACATCATTACCCGGGCAAATATCCCCAGGGCATATAAAGACGACAAGATTGGCCTGGAATTGTATTCCACCGGCCGATATTTCACGATAACCGGAGTGCCTATATGAGTAAGTACAACATCATCTACGCCGATCCCGCCTGGCAATTCAATAACAAGAACACAGGCGGAAGCATGAAGTCGGGCTCCGCCTCCCAATATGACATAATGACGCTGGAGCAGATGAAGGCGCTACCAATTCAGGATATCTCTGCCGATGACTGTGTGTTGGTGATGTGGTGGGTGGGAAGCCAGCCACAAGAAGCACTGGATTTGATGCGGGCATGGGGCTTTGAGCTAAAGACTTTTACTGGATTTATATGGGAGAAATTGACCCGCAAAGGTCTACCGTTCTTTGGTATGGGATTCTGGACCCGCGCAGGGTCAGAATGTGCGCTCATCGCAACACGGGGGAAACCGAAACCGGCGAGCCATTCAGTACGATCTGTCCGTAGAGCTACCGTCGGGAAACATTCCGAGAAGCCCGCCGAGTTCCGCGACGACATCGTGACACTGTGCGGGGACGTGCCGCGTATCGAACTATTCGCCCGCCAGCGGGTTGGTGGCTGGGATGCTTGGGGAAACGAGATTGAAGGAAGCATCCAACTATGATGGCCATCTCGATACCAGCAACGCCCGTAGATCTCTCCGCCGTTATCGCCAAGTACTTCCCCAATGCCACTGCGCCTGCCGTGCGCGAGGTATTGCCGGATGAGAAGCAATCATTCTTCCAGCGGGTGAATGCCCGGGCCATGGCCGACCTGGCTGCCTGGGTGCCGGAGCTGTTCCCTACCGCTCAAGTCGCCAGGCAAGGTTATCGAATCCCCCAACGGGATTTGGGCCGGGACTTGCAGGAAGATCTCAGTATCCAGCCCGAGGGCATCGTGGATTTTGGCATACACGACCAAGGGGACGAGCGCGAAGGCAAGCGCAGCCCTATTAGTTTGGTGCAAGAACATCTGGAAGAGCATGGTCGCCCCCAGGAGGCTGCCCTGTGGCTTTGTGAGCGGCTCGGTATTGAACCCGCTATGTTGGGGTGGGTGGGGTCCCTGGAAACACCCCTGACCGCCGCAGAATTCGACTCCCTGGAAGAATCGGAGGAAGAGTGGCCGGGATTCGACCGAAACAAAGCCGGACAGATACTGGCCAGCATCGACAACGTGACCAAGGCCATCAGCTCTCCCGTTTTTATCCAGCATCATGTCGCATTTGATACCTTCAAGGATGCCATTATGCTAGCGCCGGCCGGCACCAATGAGTGGCGGACGTTGGCGGATGCCGACTACACGGCTCTTCGAATACACATGGAACGCCGGGATTTCAAACCCGTGTCCAAGGAGATGGCCCGGGATGCGGTGGAATTTGTCACGGACAAGAACAAATTCGATTCGGCCATCCTATGGCTTACTTCCTTGCCGTGGGATGGCACAAAGCGCATTGATGATTTCCTGCCTACTTACTTCGGCACCGAAGACAACGACTATACCCGGGCTGTATCGGTCTACATGTGGACCGCACTGGCCGGGCGGGTAATGTCTCCAGGAATCAAAGCCGACATGATGCCCATCCTAGTTGGCGGGCAAGGCGTTGGTAAATCCAGTGGTGTGGCGGCTTTGGTGCCCAGCGAGGATTTCTTCTTTGAGATGGATTTCAGCCGCAAGGAAGAAGATCTGGCCAGGCAAATGCGGGGTCGGTTGGTGGCAGAAGTAGGAGAGCTAAAGGGCCTCCATAGCCGTGAGATAGAACATATCAAGGCCTACATCTCCCGTACCCATGAAAACTGGGTGCCGAAGTTCAAAGAATTTGCAGTGACATTCCCGAGGCGGTGTTTGATCATCGGCACGACCAATAAGAACGAGTTTCTCGGGGATGAGACTGGAGAGCGGCGATTCTTGCCGGTAGTGGTGTCTTCCGTCGATCGCACAGCCATCGAGCGGGATAGACTTCAACTGTGGGCGGAAGCCCGAGAGCGATTCAAAGTGGATAATATTTTATGGAAAGAAGCAGAATTTTTAGCCCGCAATGTCCATGCCCAGCACAAATTGGAGGATGCGTGGAAAGAAGATATCCTGGCCTGGCTCCGTGCTGAACCTGAGTTCAATGATATGGAAGGAAAGGCAATCGCTAATGGAGAACGGCCATTCACAAGCTCCGAATTATTGGCGGGATTGGGTATCCAGACCATGAATAAGAATAATATCCACGATAAACGGGCGGCGGCTGTTTTGAGTGGGCTTGGTTATGTAAGTAAGAACCGCCGAATTAATGGCGATCAGAAACGTGTGTGGATAAAGGAGAATTGATTATGAATATCGAACAACTACAGAAAGAGAATGATGAACTAAAGGCGCATATTGAGCGGTTGCGTGAATTAATCAATGGAATGATAGCGGAAAGGCCGGGAGGGAATTACATTATTTTAACGATTGGTGTTTCTCGATTACTTGATGCATTAGAAGAAACACCGGCCCAATCCCTCAACCATATCAAAGCACAAGTAGAGGAAGAGACGATAGAGCGGTGTATTGAAGAGGTTGATTTTGCATTGGATAAAACAACAGCGTATTGGGCGATTAGAAACATGATCCGCAAATACAAGGAACAATCCGAATGAATTCCAAAAGCAAAGCCCCTTATACTGGACATGCGGGTGATTGAGCGGTTATAGTCCCCTTGCCAGTCCGCCACCTGGCAAACAAAAACCCCCGACTGGTTTCCTCCTTTTTCCGGTCGGGGGTTTTCTATTTTGGAGTGGATTATTTATCGAGAGCTGCAGCAAATACCCGTTTCACCTCTTCGGCATGGTCAATCCAAAGCACATCGCTTTGCGGATTAGATCCAACATTCAGACCGTGTTCCCACACCGCGATGATCGCCACCTCCGGATATCCTTGCCTCAGCGCATTGAGTTCATTTAATAGTCGAGTATTCTTAGCGGTTAATAGTGCCACTTCTTCGCGAAGGGCATCACACTCAGTCATTATCGGCGATTCCATAGCTATCTCCTTTCAAATTTAAAAGCAAAGCCCCTTATTATGGGCAATCAGCAAACGCCAGCACGGCGTCTTTGTGCTGGTGCCACCATTCGAGTGCGCCGGTATCCATTCTAGTGATCTGCTTGTCGGAGAATCCGCGCCATTCATGTACGCGGTATCCTTTGCATCCGATTTGCAGCCAATCATCACAAATTACTACGTGGTAGCGTTCAAATTGCGCCGATCGTATAATCCTGCCGTCGCCAATGGCCCAACGCAGGTCGGCCCCGCTCAGATTGGCCTCGCTCAGATTGGCCCCGCTCAGATTGGCCCCGCTCAGATTGGCCCAGCGCAGATCGGCCCCGCTCAGATCGGCACCGCTCAGATCGGTCCTGCTCAGATCGGTCCTGCCCAGATTGGCCCCGCTCAGATCGGTCCTGCTCAGATTGGCCTCGCTCAGATTGGCCCCGCTCAGATTGGCCCCGCTCAGATTGGCCCAGCGCAGATCGTCCGCGTCAACCGTGTGCAAAATTTCGCCAGTGTATTTGTGTCTGATTTCGATCATAGCTATCCCCTTTTAATAAAAAAAAGCCGTTAGTTAACGGCCTAGTAACTCGGCAGGAACTATGTCCCCCGAGACGTTACAGAACCCCTCAAGGCTTAACGACGTGCCCGCATATTCAACGCCATGGGCTTGACAGTGGTCTATGTCCAGAGCGCGGCAGGTGACGTACGCCAGGGCGTACAATAGCAGGACTACGAATATCGTTTGGCGTGTCATGGGCCAGTCCCCTGTCTTAACGCGGGAGGTTGATTACGCGTTTCAGTTCTTCTGGATCTGAACAACAGGCACCCCCGAGAAGGGTGTTACCCGCTTTATCTGCTGCATAGTACATGTGACCCCCAAAAATATCCCGGCGTTCCCATATCTCACAGGTGAAACCATCGTCAGCCTTGTAACCTTCTATTCTGCGTTTCGTGTCCATTATTCCATTCCTCTCTTTGCAGTTAATCCACCAAAACCCCCGGCGCGTGTCCAGGGGTTTTAATTGGTCAACTACAGAGTTTTGACACGTTCCCGTGCGTGTAGCTTTTGCAGGTGCCGCCAGAAATACCGCGCCAGGCTGCCGTTGGCGTTCTTGGGTTTGCGATAGCGGGTAGCCTTGGCCCATACCACCAACAGCTCCACCGCGTCACTGTCCAGCGTGTGGAAGTCTTGCCGGATATCCAGCCCATACAGGCGGACGGCGGTAAGGGCTTGGGCGCGGGTTAATTCATTGGGCTTTTGCGGGTAGGTGTATCCGTAATGCGCGTGGCTGGCCAGTTGGACTATCTCCGCACATTCCCGGGACGTACCGCCGACCAACATGCGGTAACAACTTTCCCGGCCATCCTCATCGATGCGGTACAGGTCAATGGCTTGGTATCCATTGCGGCCCTGTTCCACGAAGTAGTAAGGGGAGCCGCTTTCCAGCTGATGGCGGTTTTTGCGTTCAATGAGATAGCGCAAGACGGTTACTGTGTATCTGGACATGGTTTAGGACCTCCTTTACTGGATTTCTGAAAGTTGCTCAAGCTGGTCAGGGGTGAACAGGCGGCGCAAGCCATCCCATTCATCCTGTATCTTTTGGTAAATATCCCGGGCGCGTATGCTGTCTGTGTCATAACCATAGTTATCGCAGAAATCCCGGAATGTGCCGGGCTCATATCCATTCAGACAGGCTAGGATATCGTACGCCGTGGGCTTGGATTGGCGGGTCTCCCTCACTTCCTTACTATTGAGGCCGCCTTGTGCAGTCACCTTAAACCCCAATTTGCGGGCCTGCTTTTCTGCCCGTGGATCTAACCGATAGGTGAAATGGCCATTATCTTTAACAAATGCCCGGCGCTGGGTATTGTGGATACTGTCGCCAAACTTGGCGGAATACACACCACGGACATTGGCCAAGGTAAAAGCGTATATGTCCCGGTGCTCTGTCTCATCGTCAAAATACGGGCCGGTATATAGATAGACCACATCTAATTTAGTACCGGTTTGTTCTAGGAAATCGGCGGCTTGTTTTTCGTAGTCGGTAGTCATTGGTTTATCTCCTTTATCGAATAGGGGTTAGGCGCAGAGACTGGCCAGCACGGCCCGGCCACGTTCCAAGGCTTCGGGTAGTAGTTCGTTGGCCACTTCGGTTAAGTAGCTGTTGTCACTGCCGGGATAGTTGGCGTTAATGCCCCATAGGCCCGCCGCGTATTCATCCAGCTGCACACCGTTCTTATATACGGCCAGCACTACGCCACAGTAAAACCACTCATCCCGGCGCCAAGCAGCTAAGGCCTCTTTAGACACGCCTTCGTCCCAATCTTCGGGGTCGCGTATGTCGTAGTCAAACTCAATGCGGGCTACTACACGCAGGCCGCCGAAGTCGGCGGCCATGGTATCGCCAACGCATACATAGTTATCGAATCTATCAGTGAACATAGGTCTATCTCCTTTGTTGCGGTTAATTGCGTGTTGCTGTTATTTGCAAATTTAGACGAGTTGCAGCGGTGTGTCAATAGCTATTTGCAAATATTTGCACGTTCACGGTTAGAGTCAGGGCCAGCGGCTGGGGTGCTACACTTGCGCTACACTTGCGCTACACTTAAAAATGGGGTAGGTGTAGCGGCGTTTTGCCTTTAGAATCAATGGTTTAGGGCTACTGCTACACTTGCTACACTTAATATTACTATTATAGATATATAGATATAGTATAGGGGGTAGCAGTAAGGGATATGTAGTATGTATATAGTAATAGAACATCGATTTAAGCGTATCAAGTGTAGCAGGAGTGCAAGTTATTGATTTGCAAGGTGAAAAGGGTGCTACACGTGCCGCTGGCGTTAGTGTAGCAGGCGTAGCGGGCGGGGTAAGTGCTTGTTTTTAATGGGGATTGGGTGCTACACCTGGAAAATGTACAAGTTCGGGTATATTCTTACGGCAATATGAACAAAGTATGAGGGTTTGATTATGGCGGGCAGGGCTAATCATCCGTTGAAGATTGATTCCCACAACTGGGACCAAGAACAGGTAATGGCGATACTGTTGCCGCGGTTGGAGAGGTTCAGTTTGCCAGATGCCGTGGACCAAGGGCATGAAGGGCGTGGCTTGCCGAGTGCGTCAACAATCGCACGGTGGTTGGAGGACCGACCCGATTGGGCGGCGGAAGTCGCGCGTGCGCGCAAATTGCGAGCCGAATTCCTGATAGCTGAGGCCAATGACCTGGTGGATGCCGAACCCGAACGTAAGCAGGACGGCGGCCTAGATCCCGCGCATGTCAGATGGACGGAACAGCGCATAAATCAACGTAAGTGGGTTGCCAGCCGTCTGGATAGGGCCGCATGGGGCGATCAAGTACAGGTGGACATGAACGTGCATGGCAACATCGATATCAGCTCTATCCTGGCCGAAGCACGTGGTAGGGTCATCGATGGTACGGCCACCCGTGAAACAGATGATGCGAGTGATCTTTTCGACTAGATCCTACTTTACATAACGTAGGATTATGCGCATGTCGGTTACCAATCCGCAGATATTTCCCAAAAGACCGGGGGCGGGAGTGGGGTGGGGTCGCCGATTCGAAATCGGCGCTGAGAGTTGGGGACCCCCAACGCCCAATTTTTATTTGTGATCAGAATTTTTTTTATTTGTAAAATTTGCAAACATGAACATGTAATTTTTCGCAACTAGGTAAACAGCACATGGCCCAACCTAAATCGCCGTATACGGCACAACAGGAACAGGAACTGATGCGGGCGATATGGGACCCAGCCATATCGGACGATTTGGAAGCGTATGTGTTATTCAAGTATCCGTGGGGGAAGAAAGGCACTCCACTCGAGCATTTCAAAGGGCCTCGTACCTGGCAGCGGGATGAGCTACAGGCCATCACGCAACACATACGGGATAACAAGGAGAGGGTGGCAAGAGGTGAGCTACCGGAGATGTACCGCTCTGCGAAATCCTCAGGGCGTGGTCCTGGTAAATCCGCACTGGTTGGGTGGTTGACTGAGTGGATGCAGGATACCCGCCTGGGCAGTTCTGTGATCATAACCGCCAACACCGAAGCGCAATTGAAATCAAGGACGTGGGCGGAACTAGGCAAGTGGCAGACGCTGGGGCTCAATGGTCACTGGTTCGAGCGCGGGGCGTTGCACCGCAAACCGGTGGAGTGGTTCGAGCAGTTGCTAACCAAGCAATTGAAGATTGATACTGGTTATTACTACGCACAGGCGCAGCTGTGGTCCGAAGAGAATCCCGATGCATTCGCGGGGCTTCATAACCATAATGGAGTGATGCTGATATTCGACGAGGCTTCGGGTATCCCGGCGCCGATATGGAAAGTATCCGAGGGATTCTTCACCGAGCCGGTGGTGGACAGGTACTGGTTCGCATTCTCCAACCCCCGTCGCAACACCGGGTCATTCTTCGAGTGTTTCCACAAAAACCGTAATTATTGGCGAACTCAGCATATTGACTCGCGGGAGGTCGAGGGAACGGATACCTCAGTGCTGCAGTCTATTATCGACCAGTACGGTGAGGATTCCGACGAGGCGCGAGTGGAGGTGAAGGGGGAATTCCCGTTGCGCGGGGAGGACCAGCTCATCGGCTACGATGTTATCCAGGATGCGGCCGAGCGGGAACTGCAGGTGGATGGGGACGCGCCGCTGGCGATGGGCGTGGATGTAGGCCGGGGTGGGGACCCGACAGTAATACGTTGGCGCCAAGGACGGGACGCGCGGAGCATTCCACCAGTGCGGTTCAAGATACGCGACGATATGCAGACCGCGTATAAGGTGGCCGAGTGGATTGACAAGACCAACCCAGACGGAGTGATGGTGGACGCCGGGCAAGGCACCGGGGTTATTGACCGGCTCAAAGAGATGGGGTACCACGTCCATGAGATATGGTTCGGGGGTGGGTCGCCGGAACCGGCGTATGCCAACCAGCGGACCTGGATGTGGTTTCAGCTACGGGACTGGTTGAGCGGGGGATGTATCGATGACGATGCCACACTGAAACAGGACCTGGCCGGGCCGGAGAAACGCTACTTCCGCAACAAAGACGCAATTATTCTCGAATCCAAGGACGACATGCGTAAACGCGGGCTGGACTCGCCGAATGATGGGGATGCGCTGGCCCTGACCTTCGCCAAGAAGATAGCCCGTAGAGATTTGCGCACCGCCAGGGCGGGGGTGGGCGGTCAGGTGCGAATCGCCCGGGATGTTGATTATTCCATATTCGGGGAATAGACTTCAGGTATGATCGAACTGCGTGTCGCCGAGATATCGGACACCCCGCAACTGGTCGAGCTGGCCAGGCGGATGCACAGGGAATCCCGGTATGCCCGGTTCGATTTTAACCCGGCGAAATATGCCGCGGTGCTCGAAGCCGTTATCCCACAGGGGCTGACTTTCGTAGCGGAGCAGAACGGCGGGATGGTAGGGGCTTTTGTTGGTAGAGTGGATAGCCACTTCTTCAGCAATAGTACGATGGCCCTGGATTTGCTCGTCTATGTAATACCGGCCCACAGGGGGCGGATAGGGATACGATTGATACGCGAGTATAAACGTCAGGCAAAGGCCATGGGCGTGGATGAGGTGTATCTGGGTATTAGTTCCGGGATTCTGCCAGAACGCACGGAGCGTCTGTATGAACTCGAGGGTTTTCACCGCGCAGGCGGTAGCTATGTGTTGGAGGATTGAATATGTGCAATGTACCGAGTTTGGGTGATATCGTAGGTGCGGGAGAAGAATATTTTAGTAAGGTAACCGGTATTGGGGCGGCAGCTGAAGCAGTTGGATTGCCTACGGCATCGGAGTTGACCGGGGCGGAAGCGGCGAAAGAGATGCAGCGGCAACAACTCGCCCAGGAGGAAGAATTCAATCGGCAACAACTCGAAGCCGAAGAGAGCCGACGCCGGGCGGCGGAAGCAACAGCCCGCGGTGGTACTACTGCTCGTGGCCGGGCTTCTACGCTACTCACTGGCGCTGGCGGGGTATTGGACGGTGGTACTGGCGCCCGCCGTACTTTGATGGGCGGCTGAGATGGCTTTCACGACAGGTGATAACTTCGCCGGGGAGCTCATTGAGGAATTCGGCAGGATATCCGGGGACCGCGGGAACTGGGAAAGCCATTGGCAGGAGATAGCCGAACGGGTACTACCAGCCTATTCTCACACTTTTAATCGCAATTCTTTTCGCACTCCGGGCGAGAAACGTACCGAATTCATTTTCGACTCCACCGCGTCCGTGGCCCTGAAACGCTTCGGGGCGATCCTGGATTCTCTCCTTACACCGCGCAATTCCACTTGGCATCGACTCTTGGTAAGCGAACCCCAATTGAACAGGGATCGCACGATACGGCTGTGGTTCGAGGAAGTGAACCGGTTGCTGTTTAAGTATCGGTACGCGCCCAAGGCCAATTTCGCCAGCCAGAACCAGCAGAACTATTTGAGCCTGGGGGCTTTTGGCTCCGGGTGTGTCTTCACGGATCAACTCCGCGCTGAACGCGGGCTGCGCTACCGGGCGGTAGGACTCGGGGAGATTTATTTCCTTGAAAACCACCAGGGTATTATCGACGCTGCTTATCGTCGTTTTCAGCTCACTGCACGACAGGCCGAACAGCAATGGGGCGATAAGGTACCGGAGGCTATTCGCGGTAAGCAGGATAAGAGCGAGAAATTCTGGTTCCTGCACTGTGTCAAACCGCGGGAGAATTATGACCCGGAGCGATTGGATTACCAGGGCATGCCATGGGCCTCCTATTACGTATCGGAGGAAGGACAGGTATTATTGGCCGAGGAAGGGTTCACATCTTTCCCTTACGCCATCAGCCGATATGAGCAAGCGCCCGGGGAGATATACGGACGTTCCCCGGCGATGGATGTGCTACCGGCGATCAAGACGCTGAATGAAGAAAAGAAAACCATGCTCAAGCAGGGCCACCGCACGGTGGACCCGATACTGTTGGTGCATGATGATGGAATTATCAGCAACTTCAGCATGAAGCCTGGGGCCCTGAATGCCGGTGGCGTAAGTGCCGATGGCCGGGCGCTGGTACATACCCTGCCGACAGGCAGCCTGGCAGCCGGCAAGGAGATGATGGACGATGAACGGGCCATTATCAACGATGCCTTCCTCGTGACGTTATTCCAAATTCTGGTAGAGACACCCCAGATGACGGCCACCGAAGTAATGGAGCGTACTCGGGAGAAGGGCATTTTGTTGGCGCCGACCATCGGCCGGCAGCAATCGGAATATCTCGGTCCGCTTATCGAGCGGGAAATCGATTTGCTGATCCGGCAAAACCTGGTACCGCCACCGCCACCGGCACTGCTCGAGGCGGCTGGTGAGTATCGGGTGGAATATGATTCACCACTTTCCCGAGCTCAGCGGGCCGAGGAAGTCGCCGGCACCATGCGCACTATCGAGACGACACTTGGTATCGTCAATGTCACCCAGGACCCGGCGCCCCTGGACCATTTCAATTGGGACGTTATCATCCCGGAGATGGCGGAAATCCAGGCAGTACCGACCCGATGGATGCGGGCGATGGATCAGGTGAATCAGATACGTCAGGGCCGGGCGCAACAACAACAAGACCAGCAGGCAGTTAATGCCCTGCCGGGGATGGCGGCGATCACCAAGGCCCAGGCAGTAGCGGCAGAGAAGGGCGGACAATGAGCGATATCCTGGATAAAATCAAAGATGTAATTTTTAACAGGCAGAGACATTATCGACTGACTTTTGACAACGCATCCGGTCGGGAAGTGTTACTGGATCTGGCCCGGTTCTGTCGGGCGCATGAAAGTACCTTCAATCCGGATGCGCGAGTGGCGGCCCAATTGGATGGCCGGCGCGAGGTGTGGCTGAGGATTCAGCAGCATCTTGAAATGGATTCAGAGACATTGTGGTCTCTGTATAACGAGAGGATGAAACAATGAGTGAAGCAGCTCCCGCAGCCCCGGTAGATACGGGCACAACTGCGGCCGCCCCGGCGACCGCGACTCCTGCAGCTCCGGCCGCCGCACCCGCACCGGAGGCACCGACCTTATCCGGCAACTGGTATGACGGTTTCAACGACGACCTGAAAGGATACGCCCAGAATAAAGGCTGGAAAGACGTACCCGCGGCGTTGGAAAGCTATCGCAATCTGGAAAAGCTGGTTGGCGTACCCCAGGACCAGCTCATCAAACTCCCTAAAAGCGATGCGCCACCGGAAGCCTGGGATGAAGTATGGGGCAAATTGGGCCGTCCGACAGATCCAAAGGACTATGGATTCCGGGCACCGGAAGGGCAGGATGCGTCCTTTGCGGAGTGGATGGGTAAAACATTCCATGCCGCTGGAGTGCCGAAGGCGATGGCCGAGCAGATCGCAACGGCTTACACCGAATTCGGCCAGCAGATGGAAACCCAACAGCAGGAAGCCCGCCAGGCACAATTGGCCACTGAGGCTGCTGAACTCAAGACCAAATGGGGTGCGGCGCATGAACAGAATCTCAATGTCGCACGTCAGGCAGCGCAGGGCCTGGGTATTGATGGCGAGACCATCGACGCACTGGAAGCCGGGATGGGTTATGCCAAGGTGATGGAACTATTCCACACCCTGGGGTCCCGGATGGGTGAAGGGGCTTACGTTAGCCATGATCGTAGTCAGCAATCCGGCATCCTCACTCCGGAAGCCGCTCAACAGCGTATCCAGGCTTTACGTAAAGACACCGATTTCATTAACCGGTATCAGGCTGGCGATGAAAAAGCCCGCCGTGAGTTCGAGCAACTCCATAAATGGGCGTATCCGGAGTAAGCCATGCCAGTCCATCCCGTACGTAAAAAAGGCCAGATAGTCGGGTACCAATGGGGTACTTCGGGCAAGATTTACACCGGGAAGGATGCCAAGGAGAAAGCTGCCGCCCAGGGACGGGCGGCTTACGCCAGCGGTTACAAAGGCCGGGCACGTAAGGACTTGGGCCGGTAGACTTGCATTTTATGTAAAGTTGAGTATCTTTATGGCTATGGAATTGAAGGAGTTACGTCTCGAGTTGCTGAAACTCACTTATAACCACGGTCGGGAAGCCCGAGAAGCCGTGGACCGAGCCAAGGAACTGGAGACATACGTACTGGAAGTCGCAAAGTCAAAGGCAGCTGAATCGGGTAAAACCACCCGGACGCCGCCAAAGCATTTGCAACGCGGGAACTCATAAGAGCCGCAAGACCGCAGGAAAGACTGCCCCTGCCCTGGATCGGGCATGTCGGGTCCTTCATTGGGCAACCCCGAAAGAACCGTTGAATGTTAACGATTACTAACGAGGGTTTTTCCAATGAGTATCAATATCCCAACCCATTTCGTCCAGCAGTACAGTACCAACATCCAGATGCTGTTGCAGCAAAAGGGCTCCAAACTGCGTAATGCGGTTACCATGGGCTCCCATGTCGGCAAGCAAGCATCCCCGGTC